CTTGAACTCACTTGGTGCAACGATTTTAGACAAATCATGAAGATGTGTTTCCAAATCCGCAAGCTTCTTCTCATCACCTTTGAACAATTCAGACTTACCTTGGAAAGCCGATTCATCATAGTTAGGGAAGAACTGACCTGGTACTGCACCTGGTACACGCTTTACTTTAAGTACGAAGTTTGAACCTTCGAATACACATGTTACGTCTTCTGGATCAATACCCATATCCTCATCAGGATTCATTTTTGAGTTGATCTTATCCATAATCTTTTGACCAAATCGGAACTTATAAACATTACCTTCTGAACTTGGATTTTTTGTATCTTTAACGACCAAAATGTTAGCCCAATAAGATAACTTACGTTTACGTGCTCGTACTAGGTTTTTATTACCTTCATCACCTGTATCCCATAGATCACCATTCATGGCACATACTGGACATTCTCCACCAACCGTTGTTGGACAGTTTTCAATAAACCAACGTGAACCTTCCTTGAAACCATGGTTATAAATTTTAACAAATGGTACCACATGACCAGTTGTATCAGTAGCAGGTAGGAAACGAATAATCGCTGTTGAATTACCTTGTGCATCAGTTGTTGGTTTCCACTCAGTAAGATCTGGACCGTAATCCGCGTTACCAGTTTTAGTTAGTGATGCAAGTTGTGCTTGAATGTCTTTTACATTTTTACGGGCAAATGCCATAGTATTTTCCTTTTCTATTTTAAACTATATATGCTATTATATACGTTATATTTAATTATATGTTATTAACAAGTTATTTTTGAATTGTCATTGTTATCCAATTAAATGTATTATATCATAGTTGTCTATGACATTGAACACTTTTTAAAATAAATTTTTAATAATATACTTTAAAAAATGTTCATCAATAAGGTTTATCTTATGTAGCTATTATATCATAAGTTCTAATCAACTTGAACACTTTTTATAAAAAAATGTGATATAATACTCCTTGGTATAGTTCATATTATATCACACTTGAACATGTTGTTGAACACTTTTTATAATTTTTTATCCACCAACTTTAAAGAACGCAGCTGATTGTTTACTACTTGACGAAGCATAACCAACCAAGTCTTTAATGACTTCAGATGAAAATGCTCTATATTGCTCTAGGAAAAGACATCCTAATAGCTTAGAAGTTAATCTTGCACCAATTTGCATATCACTTAAGTCACCTGGACCATTATACAACACTGAACTTTCTAGTGTACTGATAAAAGTCTCATAATTCATTCCACTAACTTCAGGCGAGTTCTTAGCTGCATTATAAAACTCAAGATAAAAACCTTCTTTGTCTTTAACGAACTTCGCTGAACCAGTCTTTATAGTATCTTCAATAGTTGGACATTGATTACTTTTCAATATGCTATTGATTTTACCTTGACCTACTTTACCATGTTTTGCTGCTGAACCAGTAATAGTAATTTCACCTTGCCATGTTCCAAAATTTCTGAACTGAATAGATTGTGGCATATCTGAATAGTTATAAAAGATAAATACATCAATGGACTTAAAGAAACTACGCTTACCATAAGTCTCTTTAATATCTGAAATAACTGGGATAATTGCACCTTCAGTATTATATGGTGTTGCTTTAGATACTACCTTTTTAGTCTGCTTTAATGATACTCCAAACAATTTGCCTTCAGTACATAAATTTTCTATTACAGCATTCAAATTAATCAAATCAACACTTGACTGTATCTGACGAATAATATCAGACTTAGCTGAAACATCATACATCCAAATATCAGCTGGTGACCATTTGTTTATATCTGTAAAAGCTCTCTCAATTTTATTTACACGCATATACTCTTTAGTAACAACTTCCATAATACCAGCATCATGTGCACCAGCTATGTTTCTAGTTGAAAACAAATCAGTAATTGCTTTTGCTGAATTATGACCTGATGTTTTCCAAGATTTTGAAACACCAATAATATCATTAAACTTATTAGAATAATCACCACGATCATAAGCCGCTTTTAAATCTTTATCAGAAAATTTAGTTGATGAATTCATAGCATATGCTGTAGCACATAACGCAGCATAAGATTCACCTAATGGCACATCTTGTGATGATGAACTACGACCAGCTGTAGCACCTTTTTCATGTGTCATGTCATTACTGTTTAATGTAATATTATAACCAGTATCTACACCATCATATACAACTTCAAATACACCAGTGTTTGCACCTGGTTTTGGTAAACTTTTGAAAAAGTCATCTGCTGACTTTCGCTGTAAATCTGGTTTTTCTACATATTTAAAAGCTAAAAGGCTAACGTCTTTTACCAAAGGTATATTCTTAACTAATTCTCTAGTTACTGTAACCTTTTTACCTTTTGATATAACATAATTAGTATTATCATACTTTGAACCTAGTGAAGCTTCATTTAGCATATCTAAAGCTTCACAAAACTGTTTATATCTTTTCATTTTTATTCCTGCTTGGTTTTATGTTTGTTTACTATATTTATAAACAACTGATTAGCCATCTCCTTATCTATTTCTAATATCTTCTTATACGACTTTAACTTAGGCGAAGCATTTGGCCATAAAGGATCATAATCAGGAATACCAGCTTCTATCTTATTAATTAATCCTAAAATAGAATCTAATATCATAAATGACTCTATAGTTATAAACCCTTGAATGACCATCTTTAAAATTGGCGGATGAATACTGTCTGAATATATTAGCTGCTTAAACGTAAGTTTATGGGCATCCATATATTCAAACAAATAATTAACATCTTTAATATAATTATGATATGCATTAATAACATTCGCATTACGTTGCTTGTATATATCTAAAGCATCTTGGTCCATTAAATCAAAAACTGACTTATCAGCATTATGCAAAAAGTTATGAACAAATATCATATAATTATGCTCAATAGTAAACTTTTCAGATATCTTATTAAAGAAATACTTATCATTCCTACGTTTAAAAGCATCAACAGTTATACTTGCACCAAGCGTATATTTCTTTAAATCATAAGACCCATTGAAATGGGCTTTAACCAAACAATAGATCTTAAATGTTTCAAAGCCATCTTTCCTAATACTAGGCAATGGGTTATATATTTTCAGTAATTCACTAGACATTACTAACTTCTTATTAAAAACAATTAACCATATCACTACCACATAGCTGAGGCTTTGGTTTTTCTACAATCTTAGGTTCATGTGCTTGAACTTTCTGACAAGCAATAATAAACAATACACTAACGGCAACTGCAACTACAATCTTTTTCATTTTAAATACTCCTATCTTAATTTAAACACAACCAACTAAATCACTACCACAAGTTTGGAACTTTTCAACAGGTTTCTTTTCCAATGGTACTGTACTCTGACAACCAGTTAATACAACTACCAAACTAACAACAATTGCAACTACTAACTTTTTCATAATTTCTCTCTCTATTTTATAAAGCCCAAGTATGGACATCGTGACATTTTAATTCATTTATTGAAGCTTTTAACCAGCCATTCTTTAAACTTTCAGCTGATATTTTATTAAGAATTGTAGTAGACATTAACTTATTAATATCACTATATTCATAATTATATAAATCCATAAACATTGATAATGATTCAATATAAGAATTACAACCAATAACTTTATGAATTGTTTCTATCTCGTAACTGATGTTATTTTTGGTTTGCTCGGTAATGGGGAAACTTAACCCCATTAACTCGCTTTTGGTTTCATAGTCAGTATCGAGCTTACTAAAAGATCTTATAGTATCTAATTCATCTTCTTGATATGACATATACTATAACCTATTCATCACTATTAAAAACTGATTCATAAAAATCAACGAAGTTCTCATGCTTTTCAATAACTTCAGTTAACTTCTGATCGTGATATACTTTTACTACTCGGTTAAACTCTGCTGGTTTCAACTCGAACTTCTCTTTCATGCTTTCAACAATATCCTTCTGCAGATCACGTTCAGCTTGCTGACGTGTCAATGAATCACTCATCTCTTTAGCAGCTTTCTGTACAATTTCAAGTTCTGGACGGGTTAATGTAATTGTCATAATATTTTCCTTTTGTTTAATTTAATTTGTATATCTATTATATACTGTTTCTCTAACATTTTGAACACTTTTTAAAATATATTTTTAATCAGTAGTTCCTTTAATATAGGTTTATTATATAACACTTAACCTACATCTTGAACACTTTTTGTAAATAAATTTTCAATCAGCATTTCCGTTCAAGATGGGTATATTATATAACAGCATAGCCGCATTGTCAACACTTTTTAGAACATTTTTATTAACTTTTAGTAATAAAGCGGAACAGAATAACGGCACATCTGAAAATAACCAATAGGTATACTGATAAAACTTTAAACCATGCACCAGAGGTGTACTAGTCTGAATAGCGGAACAGAACAATGGAACTGCTGAATAGCGGAACAGAATAACGGCACATCTGAAAGGAACCAAT